TTCATCTGTTACTGTCTGGCTTAGTACTTCTATGTCTGCTATTTTTAAATGGGGGTATATTTCTGCAAGATGCATTTTCTTTCTTTGCCCTTGCACAAACTGTTTTGAGTACTCTGTTAAATCCTCACTGTTTGCTTTAGGATAAATCTTTGTAAAGTATTCTTTGATTTCTTTTACTTGTGCTGGTTCTTTTAACAAACTTACACGTTCTTTAATCTGTGGTAACCACTGATGATATTGTTTACCTTTGCCGGGGCTTGCCGCACACATCATATACCATTGTAGTTTAGGATGCTTTGATACATTCTCATTAAAGAAGTATTTATTAGCGTGATATTCTGTACTCATTGCATAGTATCCTGCAATATCACTAGAACCCTTTACATAACTTAACCACTTGATTAACATAAACGGGACAAACTTACGTTGCTGTTCAGGAGTAAGTCTATCGTAATAATCATAGTCTTTCTTGTCTAATGCCGCAATAGCTTCAAACAAGTTAAAGTCTTGATTCTCTAGTTTCTCGTCTGCGGGAATAGCTGTCTTTTTAGTTGCCATTAGAATGCCTGACTATAATCTACAATCTCACAGTTACGACTAATCTCTTTTACAAAATATACACATCTAGGTTTTACTCCATCATCTAATGGTACACATAAGAATTGTCCATTCTTCAATCGGGGTGCATACCATGTTACATCATGGTAAATGTCTACAATCTCAATAGGTACAAAACTTGGACTAAAACTAGTTAATGGGTTAAACTCAAACGCATTGAACCCTCTATCATTGATACTAGTTAGTGGTAATGTTTCTAAGTCGCCATGTTCTTGTTCACCGATCAATATTTGCCAATCAATGGGCATCTTAATCGTACTGTTACCAATCTTTAATACAAGTGCAGGGCTACTAAATGATTCTAAAAAGATTAGTGGAATATAGTGATAATCTACGTTTGTGGGATTACTATTATCTAGTATTGCAAAACGTAGGTCATCAATTTCTTCTGGGAGAGTTTCTAAGTTATAGAATTCGTTGTCAAGTGTTAATATACGCATGTTGTTATTGTATCATATTCTTATCTGTATGTCAACTTTTCTAAGTCAAACGGGTAGTTTGCTTCTTTATAAAAAGCCTTACGTTGGGTTAAGTGTCGTTTGGCAAACTTACAACTACTTGTTATATCCCAGATTTGTACAAAGTCTTTATCTTCTGCTTTTCGAATTCCACGCCCAATACTTTGTATAACCCGAACAAAACTCTTTCCTGGCTCCAACAAAACTAGATTAAAAATACGAGGTATATTAATGCCAACAGCAGCCACACCATAAGTCGCCACAATAATTTTGTTTGTACTCGTTGCAATTTCGTCATATTCTTCTTTCCTATCAACCATATTAGTAGCGCCGCTAACGAACACACTATCTGGTAATCTACTAACAATTTCTTTACCTGCATTAACCCTATCTACCAGGATCAATACGTTACCAGTTTCTTTAATCTTTAATATCAACTGTGCAATAGCATCTAATCTATGTGTATCCTCAAGCAAGTGTTTCAACTCACTTTGGTAATTACTAAACTCTACTTCATCTTTAAGCTGTACAATGTTTACGTGACATTGTGCTAATACACCCTGATCTTGTAACTCACTTGCACTTAGTTTACTGATGACAGGTCCTAAACTAACAAACAATGACTGTGCTTCAAACTTAGCTTTAGGAATAGTTCCGGTTAGTCCCCAACGAATAGGAACTTTAGCAAACACGCCTGTAAGTAATGTCTTTAATGCATCTGCTTTGGCCATATGAACCTCATCTACCATCACACAAACAACACCTTCAATGAAGTCCATAATATCTGCTTCGCCGGCTTTTGTTTTCTTAAGCATATTGTTAAGACTCTGCCAAGTACAGATAGTGTGTGTTTTGTTGTACTCTTTACGATCACCAAAGTATACACCAACGTCTAATCCTAGATTGATATAGTCTGCTTCCGTCTGTGTTACTAAACTTTTGTTTGGAACGATAACAATGCTACGACCATATTGTTCTATGCTGTAGCTTAGTGCGGCTGTCATCAATGTCTTACCTGCACCGGTTGCAATCTCTTGTAGTGATTGCGGATTCTTTAAGAAGTTGTTAACGATACTGATTTGATAATCACGTAACTCTACGGACGTGCCTTCTTTGGGATGACCTTTCGGCCAATTCTTATGAGCAAATGTTGATTCGGACACTTCAGCAAACTCAAAGGTTGTAGTGTAGTCTCGGGTATCATCCAACTCAATATCATATCCTGCTCTATCCAGTACTGGTAATATTTCTTCTAATAAGTTAATATAGGTACTACCGGCTAAACTAAAATAGCTAACCTTACCATTCCATCTACCAAGCCTTACTGCCGGAAGATACCTTGCTCCGGGTACTTCGTACTCAAACATTTTCATCAGTGCTTTGCGCTCCGCTAGTTCAAGTCCTTCTATCTTTACGTTAACTTCATCTTTAACTATTATCTTACATTGTTTCATTTATCTCCTAAATTTACAGGCTCTGAGTTAACACATTTTATCATTTTAAATAGAGTTGTAGGCAAATTCATTGCCCCGTAATTTCTATAATGTATCATAACAGGTTTATCATATGATTTCAAGTTAGAGTGGTCTCTTATGATATCCATTTCTAACTCATTTAATAGATTTTCTGAATTCTCTCCTAATAAGAATAATTGTTTGAAATTAGAACTTAGCCTTGAAGATTCGGATATACCATCACATCCCAATTCACTTAACCATTTAATAGCAGTCTCTAGTTCTTTGATTTCAAAGTCACTTTGAAAATTAACAGCAAGATTTACTTTACGTGGATCTTCGATAGTAGAGAAATATTCTATAACAGAATCACTGATGGCAATTCCATACTGTACGTAATCCGCTACCATTTTTAAATCATTGGTTAGCGGAATATTTTGTATAGTGTCATATAGAATTTGATTACATGCGGCTACGTAAAAATAACCATTATTGTAAACAAGTGTCGGCTCCCAATATTTAACTGATTCATATTCGCTAAGACTATCAATAATTTGCCGAGTAATAGAGCAATAATCTATTGTGTTAAAATAGTCTGCACTCATTGTAATCAACTCTTTTAACGTTGTGGGACCATATGATATTTCATATTGTCTTTTATCTTTTAGCCATTCCATGGAATGTATTGGCTTTTTTTTCAAAGCTGTTAAAAAACTTTTACTAAAAGGTGATCTGAAAATTATTTTATCTTTAATAATGGATATTGAAGCATTAGTATATTGCGGTGAGCTTTCTATTACATTACATTTCCAAGGTAATAGTAATAGTGTATCAATATCAAATTTTTGTTGTACATATTGCCTGCGGTATTTTAATGCAATCTTTTTAAAAAGGCTATCCTGATTAGTAGTGATTGTGTTTTTTACACCAATCATATTGGTTAAGTTATTTACAAACTGTAGGTCATACCTGCTTAATCGTATGTTGATAAGCATAAAGGTGCCAACATCTTCAAGTGTCTTAAAATCCATTCTTTATTATATCACATGTATACAGTATTTACAAACATAATGGTTAAAGGAGCATTGCTCCTTTATCGAAGAGGACTTATTGACATTGCCTCTACGCACACTGCAGGGTTATGCGTGTTTCATACACGTTGTACGTGCAAGATTTTTCCAGTTGTTCGGGCTAATCTTTACCAAGTCAGCGATCTTCAAACACATACGCAGTGAAACTTCACGTAGTTTTGTATGATTGTCCCACATAAAGTCAATCACCATTTGTGCTTGTTCTTCAGTGAAATCATAATCGCTAAACAAACCACCATTAGCATCACGATGCACCTGCTTGATACGCAACATTTTGTCACGATCACCATCGATAGTCAGGTCCAGAAAGTGACAACGTGACTGCAATGCTTCTAAGTGGTCCTGCAGTTTCTTAGATTTCAAGTTACTAAACTTCAAGTTAGTGATAAAGATAGCACTACCATTGAAGTTGAAAGTATTCGGGATACCTTCTTCACGCAACAAACGTGAATCAGAGTTCCAGCAGATTCTACGAGTCTTACCTGAATCTAATGCGGCCTTCAAAATGTTCAATGCTAAGTCATCAGTAAAAACTGAATCACAATCATCGAAAATCAAAACATTCTTTGTGTCAGAATATTTGTACAACTGAGCATACAAACCCAATGCAGTCATCGCACCTTTAACAATGTTAAAGCGAACACGTTTACCTGCAAGTTTGTCAAACATACTTGCCTTTTCCATTTGTGTCTCAACACCATATGATTTACCGACACCGGGCGGGCCTGACACAATCATAGCACGAATGTCACCATTGATTGCCGCACGTGACATTTCATCGAGGACCTCGAAACGAGCCGCAATACGGTCCATTGCTTCTGTTTCAGTTTCTTTAACTGATTCTTTTTTAAATTCTACTGTATTAGCTATCACGTTATCTCCATTTAAAAATTCAATTTCATTGATACTATCAACAAGTACCTTGACTTCAGGTATGTTGATTGCGAATTGACCATCATTTTTAACAGTCACATAACCACCTTTAGCACCGGTCTGAAAACCTTTAACTAAAGTAAATTCTGTATTGACTACAGATTGTTTACGATAAGAGCCAGAGAGAATGCGAATAGTAGACATTTGTTTCCTTTATTTCAGTGTCAATACAAGTATTGTATCACGTTATCCATTTATTGTCAAATTTTGTGCCTTAAGCGGCCTTGCGAAAATACCCATAGGGTAAGCTAAGTGTCCAAGCCAAATACTCATCATCTCCGTTAGTCTCCTCAGCTTCGTGGATCCAACGAATAGCAGTAGCACGATCCTTAGCACCTGAAAACATCAGGTCACTGATACGTTTCTCAAAAGAGAAAACTGCATTTTGCTCGGCCGCAACACGGGCCTTTTCTTCGGCTTCAATAGCCACTCCGAGTCCTTCAAACTCAGCTTCAAACTGTTCCAAAGTCCAAGTTGAAGTGTCAATACCACGGGGGCGAACACCGTAAGCATCCTTGTACATGTCCCAATACATAGATTGGGCTTGTTCCAATTGTGTCAACTCTTCCCAAGATTTGAATTCTGTAGTCATTTTCAAGTCCTTTTCTTTACTGAATAAGACTCTATTATAGACCCAAAACGATTTATTGTCAACCTTTGGAAGCTTACTAAATATCACTATGAGCAAAAAAATAAAAATAGCATACGACTATTTCAATAGAGAATATCCCATAATAAATAATCTCCATTCAATGGATATAGCATACGAACATTATGGACATAATCCAAGAAGAATGTGGGCATTATGCAACCCAATGCAAACTATGAGAGTGTTGGATAATGATCTTTTTGAGTTTATTCCTACTTTTATGCTAAAAGACGATGATGTATTTTTATATGAAATAACATTAAGAGCGGAAATGTCCGGTGATCGTAATAGATATGGGCTTGAGTTATTAGAATATATGTTGGGTAATATAGATTTACCTGAGAAAATAGAACATAGTATAAAATATAATAATGGTTATTTATTAATCGAATACATGACAGAATCATATTTAGGAGATATAGAACTAGATATGTTTCATTTATATTTTACTAAATATGGTATACCGTTAAACAAAATAATATATTATACTGGTAGTATAAATGGTTCAGATACATATAGAAAATATTGCAACAAGAAAAATATAGCAGAAAGAATGAATGTAATTGCATTCGAATGGTATGAATGGTTATCAAGTATTCAGTTACAGGAACTTGAAGGATTATTACCGAAAGAAAAAGATTTTAATAGGGTAGAGAAATCCTTCTTATGTTATAATAACAAATATAGACATTGGAGAGCAGACCTTTATACTATATTTTATAAACATGATTTACTTAAAGATAGCTATTTTAGTATGTTCGAAACATGTGATCATTGGGAAGGTGATTGGAAAAGTTTTTATCATTCGGAAAAACATACATCATCTTACCGTAATGACATTAAAGATGAACTTAACATCACAGATAAGGATATAGAATATTTAAATAGTATATTACCATTAGTAATAGATGATACCATTAATGAATGGGATCGAATTAAACTGATTGCCCCAGAACCAAACTTATTTTATCAGTCATTGATTAGTGTAGTTACTGAAACAAACTTTGTATATATGGATGTGTTCTTTACTGAAAAAACATGGAAACCTATTGCCAACTATCATCCCTTTATTTTAATAGGCCCATACAAATCATTAGAATATTTAAAATCATTGGGATATAAAACATTTAGTGATTTCTTTGATGAAAGTTATGATGATGAACCTGAGCATGGATTGCGTTTATTAAAGATAGGTAAACTATGTAAAGAGATAGATGAATGGTCAACACAAAAGAAAAAAGATTTTTTTTATGGAGTTAAAGATATCACCACACATAACTTTAACTTACTTAAATCAATATATCCTAATAACCGTAGATTAAAGTTTTGGGATAAGTTTATAATTGAAACAGGATTAGTATAATGACAGATAAAATAAAGTTAGTTTACGACTGGTATGGACCTCATTATCCATTAAGTAATAATCAAATAGATTTGAAATCGGCACTAACATTGGCTAAAGATAAAGACAATGCTAATATATACCCTAGTAGAACATTATATTTGTTTAAGGATAATACTACATATGAATATGCATTTTCGCATACCTTAAAACAAGATGATTATTTCCTGTATGAACTTACACTTAATATCAATGACGGGTGGTTAAATGAT